GGGTGGGAATAATTATTTGCGTTAGTTGCAATACCATCCAGCTTGGAATGATCAGCGTCCGTAAAGTTGTTTTCCGAAAGCTCGCCATCTTGTACAGAGTAGGTAGTGTTGGTATCTGGGTCAGCCTGATTCGCAACCTCATTTAAACCGGCAGCAGTTAATCGCAGTTCACACTTATCAGCCGAAGTAAAAGCAGAGGCAGATGTATTGTCTTGCGCTCGCACAACCGTAAGCGTGTTACCGCTCAAGGCAGTAACCTTTACGATCTCAACATTGCCACTCACATCTTCTAAAGTGACGTATGCGTAATCTGAGCCGACAAGCGCAGGAAACAAACTGCCGTCCGTGACTGTTATGCTCGTCGCAGATGTGGATACGTTAGATGCCAACGTTGTATTGGCGTTGTTTGAAAAAACTACTGCCATGCTAGATGCCTCAGATTATTAGATGCTTAACTTACAGAGACAGACCACGAAATACTGCAACTGTCGCTCACACCCTTGTTTATAACTGGGAAAACCGTGCGGCAAAGCATGTCACCAGCACTACTAGCGTTAAACAAACCGGCTTCTGTTATTGCGCCTGTGCCAATTCCGGCACCAAATGTAGCGGTGTAAGTAATGGTTGTGCCAGAAACGGTAGTCGAGGTCAGTGCATTACGGGCAGCTTGGCTACCAAGCGCCGCGTCACCCGCAGCCGCCGCCGTAGAACCTGCACCAATCGCCATATGTGACATAGCAGTTTTGGTGGTGTCTTTCATTCGGCTAGCAACGTATTCTTTACCGTCGGTGACGACGAGGTTAGGCACTTCTTGAACAACTGAATTATTAATAGCAATCGACAGGTGTCCGGTCATTTTAAAATTATCATGTAGCATTAGGTGTTCTCCTAGTTGTTAAGCTGCCCACTATTTAGTGCGCTAGCATTTAATACAGATGACACAAGTGAAGCCGTAGTTACTTGAAGTGCTTCAGTAATTGACGCTGTGTCTGATAACCCTTTCTCGAAAGCAGCTACCGACTGCTCGGAAAAAATTACTGCGTCAGAGAAAGTTCGGTTGTAAATAACATCTCTTGCGAACACTTCCGACATCGGCGTTGTATCCGATAGCTCCTTACCAATTGCAACGTGGCTGCTGTCAGAGAGAAGTGTAGAGTCGGAAACCGCTCGGTTAAATGTAGTGGCTTTCTGAAATACGTCTCCAACAGACAAACTGTCTGAAGCAGTACGTTCAATGGATAGTGCTGCTAGCTCCGACAGCGCCGCAGAATCTTGTAACGTCTTCTCAGTACCAAAACTCTGCACATCGGAGAACCCGATAACATTAGTCTTGGCAGCGGTCGAGTCTTTAGTTATCGCATTAACGTCCGTGAAATCATCAAGCACAAAACCGTCGGAGAACGAACGCTGAAATATCGAGTTTTTTAAAAGCTGATCTGAGAGGCTAGTAAATTCAGTTGACGATTTGGAAATGTCAAAAATAGCTTGTTCAGAAATATCTATAACGTCAGATAAAAACTTGGCTGTAAGCATTGCCGCTATATCAGCTATCTCCAACACCTCTGACTTACTAACTCCCAGCGAAAATGCCTGTGTATCAATTACAGAAGTACTGTCTACAAACTCCTTAAACATTTCGAGGAAAATAGAGTCGTCGCCCATACCGAAGCTGTCAGATAAGCCTTTACTGAATTGCAAGTCTGTCTGGTCAGCAGCCTGAACCAAATCATTAAAAGCTTTAGTAACAAAAAAAGCCTGAGTATCAGAGATTCCGAACTGATCTAAGCGAAAGTACCTGTTGAGTGAATAAGGGTCTAGGGCCAAGTCCGTAGCAAGCAGTTTCCTGTAGTGGATCTGTGTGGCAGCATTACTATAATTCGCAATTGCCTTCATCACTCGTGCGGTTACTGATGCGTCATATGACCTTACTGAAATTACTGCTGCGGTTTTTTCGAGCTGTGCATCGACCACAGAAATATTCATGCTACTAGCTAGCGCACGAATGGTCTGGGATTTTTTAACTACAGCGCGATATGCCATTAATCAAAGTCACTGCGTACTTTGAACTTGATTAAATCATTAACAGTTTGTACGCCGCCGCTAGAGAAAGTTAACTCTAATTCTCCTTCAAACGTGCCTGCTGTATCTAAAGTTCCCTCAGGGAAATCTGTCGCTACTTTTCCAGCAGTACCGTCAGTTATTGTGCAGGTTAAAGTCGCCTTCAGCGCAGTTTTTCCAAGCTCTCGCAGTCGCAGCTTTACGGTTGCTCCTGTCACATCAATAGGCTGCCAAGTGTTGCTATCAGATTCATCTAATGTGAAACCAGCAGCCGCAGTATTACTATCTTTCAATGTGAAAGTCAGTTCTGGCAAGGTGTCGCCAGTGACTAATTTAAGCGTGTCTGAATATGCCATTAGATAAATTCCCGTGGTTTAACCGTAAGAGAGCCGCCGCTAAACCCATACTTAACTTGGCGAGTGGTGCGGCCTACCTCTTTTTCATAAAGATCCCGATTAACGGCACCAAAGCTTGGGTTGCTAAAAGGTTGCCCTGCCATAAACTGCAATCGATATAGCGCACCGTGTGAAATAACTTCACGATATTCCTTACCGATTGTGTCCGGTATAGAACTGCTAGACGCTGTTGGCTTTAAGGAATAAAGAACCCTAACCGAAATAGCTGCGGCTGGAATAGGGGCAACATAAAATTCTACGTTATCTCTTTGCGCGTAAAACTTAGGTGTACCTGTAGAGCTTTCATTACCTAATCGTCTGACTAGCTCTGTATAAGAAACTGGCTTTAGGGCGGCGTTGTTATTGTAAATATCGACAATATGATTTAGCTCGGTTCCAGACGGAATACTCACCGAATACTCACTCACCCCTGCGACTAACTGAATGAACTCTGGCTCGGCAACATAAATATCTGTTCGTCTACAAAAGTCGGTAGCAGCATCGCGCACAGCTCTTTCTAAAAGAAAGTCTGGGCAACCCTGAACCTCAGGCCGGATATAAGGAGCGAAGTCGGTAAATTTCACTGGGGGCTTCCTCTACGCTGACGGCCCATACCCTCTGGTTGCGGTGTAATTGCAGCATCAGTTTGAGTTTTAATACCCAGCGCGTTACTAAAGCCTTGGTAGTGCATCATTGACCGCTGCTCATTACCTGTGTACTCAGAGTCTTTCTGGTAACATCTGTATAAGATATAATCCAAAATCGCATTCGCGTATATGTCATCAATCGAAATAACTACGTTCGTTCCCGCAGCAAATTCAGCATCGGTAATGACAATCGCCGTGGTAGCAGAACTCAAGATAACCTCAAGGCTGTGAGTGCCAGAAATCGCTTTAGGATAAACATAGAAATTTTTAGGATCAGCCGGATCGTAAACGTAATGCTCAATTTTATTAGCGCCAGCAGCAGTCTCATGCCAGTCAGGTAGGGTCTCATCCAGAATTCGTCTCTGTACCTGAGTGACTGCTCGACCACCAGTGTTGCGTATTACTTCAATAAGCCTCAACGCACTGGAAGGGACTGACTGCTTAGAGCCGTTGACCAGAGCCAATGTCTGAGACACAGTGTTAGCGTCTGGCCTATGAAGTAGAACCTCTAGTTGAGCATCATTGAAAAAATTCAACAGCTCTTGGCTCGGATACCGTACCTTAGTATTGTCTTGTAGGATGATACTTGCGCGATCCAACAAGTCTGTAATCTTAGTCGTTGCCATTTTCTTCTGCCTCGTATAGTTCTTTCCACTCGATTACTTGAAGATCGGAGTTACCTTTAAACAAATCGTTGTACTCAAAGATATTCCCAGTTATCACGTTTTGCACTTTTGCGGGGATAAGCGTGGGCTTTATAACTGGAGCTTTATCTTTCATAGCCTCCATCCGCTCTACTTGATCGGAGAGGTCAGATAGGGATAAACGGCGGTCTAACTTCTTGCCGTATAGTTCCTGCGCCTTATCAAATAGCTCATCTTTCTTTGTCTTGTTATTCATTCTTGCCTCATTAAAAACAGAGGGGCTTTCGCCCCCCTATCCGGTGTGGTCGAGCTTAGTTCCACTTACCAACTACTAGTGCGTCTGGAGTAACGACCTTAGAGCCGAATACTTTCAAGCCGCGAACTGCATCGCCGAAGGAACCTTCTAAGCGAACGGTCTCGGTGTTGTTGAACTGGCTTGCGAAAGAAATCGCTTTAGGGTGTCCAGCAAGAACGTGGGTGTAACCAGCGTCTCCACCAGCGGTTGGGGCATACAGCATGTTGGACTGGTACACAGTAAAGCGATCAATCATGCCTACTTTGCCGTTGCGTAAAGGTGAAGTCGCGTCACCGGTTAAATACGCCTGACGCAGCTCAGACTGCTTGAGCAGTGAGACCTGTGCGGGAGTTAAAACAATGAAGCGACCTTCTTCAGGAATGTTTAGGTTGTCCAAGCTGGTGGACATGCCCAACACATTAGCCAAGATATTAGCTGCTGTAATACTAGTCTGAGCGCCAATAGTGGTAGCGCCAGTAACTACGCCAGCCAATACGTCAGTCTCAACTGCGATACGCATGCCTTCAGAAGCATCGCTAGACGCTTTTTCGATCAGATCGATATCAGCCTGTGCTTTGAGAATGTCATCAACCTTAAAGCTAAAGTACTTAGCCTTGTCGATGTTCAGCTCAACTTTTGAAGTGGCAAGTTCCTGCGTGGTAATAGAGCCAGCATAGTCAGCAATCGTTACAGCCGGAACTGTACGGATGATTACCTTGTCGCCCTGACCAGAGATTTCGCCTTCGTAGTCAGTGTTAGAAATAGCAGGCAATACAGACTGCTTGTAAAACTTGGCTTGCATTAACTTACTAAAGACTTCTGGGATGAAGTTTACTTCTGATGATGCGCCAGTGCTAAATTGTGAAAAAGACATTTTAATTACCTATTAAAAACGTCTCCTCATATCCATTTACCTAGAGAACAAGATTATTGGCGGATACTGTTTGTTCCCATTGCCTCCATTATCTCAGCCTGATGCTCCTCAAATTGGGAGATAGGCATGCGCTTAATTTCGTCAATAGTCCAAACTTTCTTTCCGCCAGCAGTTTTGGGCTTTCGTGCCTTTGGCATCTTCGGTTCTGCAACCGCTTTTGCCTTAGCTAAAGCCCTCTCTTGCGGCGTTTGTACTTCAACCCCCATGTCAGCCTTAAACCGATGCAGTACAGAATTCACATCATTAGATGATCCAGTTTGAATCCATTGCTTGGTTGCCCCATCTTGATCCTCAAGCCAGTTTAGCCAGTCTGCCGTCTCAATGAGACTGTTGACATCTGGGTGTTCTGTTTCGATTCGACCAAAGTGAGCCGCTGCAACTTGTTCATTCTGTTCATCTATTTTGCGCTGTGCTGCTTGCGTTAAAGCTTCTTGTTGGCTGGCAACCTGACTCTGCGTCCGCTCTAATTCGTCGAGTAAAGGAGCCGCTAGATCGGGATAATCTTCCCGTAGCTGATTCAATTTACTGTCATCTTTAGTTCGATCTTCAGCTTCAGATTTAAGCTCTCCAAGGACTTTCAACAGGTCGGCATTTTGCCGCTTCAAGTCTGCTGCCTCTTGGGTAGCTTTTGTCATTCGTGACTGAGCGCCTTTCATCGCTTTGTTGGCTTTTTGAATTTCCAACCTTAGATCATCATCGGAGTCGCCGCCCTCGATCTGATCAGTATCCTCCGCTATAGTCTCCACCCTATCCGCTGGTTCGGGGGCATCTTGGATCAGTTCTAGTTGCTCTTCCTCAGTGTCTGCTGCCGCAGGTTGAGTTACAGCTCCTGTCATCTGCTCCATCAACATTTTAGCTTCTGCTTCTAGTGCGTCTGGGTCATTTCTATTTGACATATTTTGTTGTCGGGTCGATTTCTCGATATCCGCCTTACTCTATTGCGGGTGTCCGCTTACGGTTCCGCGTGTTATCTAAGTGCGTTTTTGCACTTGATTCCAAGTCCAGAACAAATCGTAACTCTTGGAGTCTTCCTTGTTCTTTTTTGAAACTGGTTTCATCCGACAGCTCTAACTGCTGCTGTGCGTCTGTAAATCTGCATTTAATAAGCTCTATTAATTTAGCCCATTCCGGCTGATGCGAAAGCCTGAGGATCGCTTGCGCCTGACTGCTGTTGCATTTCAGCCTGTTGCATTGCGAGTTGTTGTTGTTGTAGTTGCTGCTGCTCAAATTGAAGCTGCTCCTCAGTCTTAATAATTCCGTCTGCATCAATGTCCATGCTCTTAGCCACTTCTCTAATAAGCTGCTGCCGATCTATCAAGTTAGTGTCTTGGTCGTTGCTGACCAAACTTAAAAACTGCAATAGCCTCTGGCTTTGGACTTCTTTCTGAACTAAGGCTGTACTGCCTCTGGCCACAATATTTAAATCACCTTTAGACTTTTGGTTAGTGCCGTACTCCATATTCCAGTGAAATATAGATTCAATTAAAGGCTTCAACAAAAAGTCATCGATGTTTTTAATCGTAGATTTAAGGGCTACGTTAGCGGCACCCATCAGCATGGACATGCCCGTGGCTGTCTTATTCATGCTGTTAGTCTGCTGACCATGTGTATAAGAAGGTAGGCTGGTAGTTTCATCTGCAAATCGGCGGAATATCTCCACGATCTGATTAAGGCCGTTTGCGTTAGCAATGGGCTGATACCAGCGAACCATTGGCATAGAGCCGTCCCCGCCTTCGCGCAGGAACACGCGCCACGGGTGAATATCTGTTGGGTCTTCGCCAGCCGCTAGAAGATCTGTATTGATCTCCATCATAGGTGCCGATGACATGGCTAAGTTATCTAGCCAGATGCGTGTTGCGGCATTTAATGTTCCCTGCGAATCTCTCATCATTCGAGGAACGCCAGTCCCCCAGAATTGGTGGGGAGATTTTTCGTAAGGGAATATCTGGTATGGGATCTGGTTACCGGCAATCGGATTAAGTGCAATCTTAATAACCTTGCCACCACAAATCCAAGCGCAAGCAGAGAAGTCCTGACTCAGGTCAGAACCTTCAGGAAGAGAAACGTCATGCTCCTCTAGCTTATGGCCATCTATAAAGCCCCAGTACTCCAATAGCTCAAATCGATTGCTAGTGGATTGCTCATTAATTCCTGCAATTCTTCGGCGTGATCTTTCATGATCTTCCTCGACATGGTTTCCCGCTCGATTGTTTTTAAGCAGGTACTTAACCATTTCCGAGTCAAATTGGGGAAGGTCGGCAAGTTCTCTGAATTGCTTTCGTGTTAGAACGTGGCGGCGGAAAAGGCCATCACAGTCATTTAAGCTGGTGCAATAAGGGTCAGGATATAGGTCAAATACCGAAACAGACTCAACTTCGGGCATTGGCTGCTCGACAACACTTAACTGAAAGACCTCTTCACCAGTCTCTGGATCGGTCATTCTAGAATAAGACTGCTTCTTGTCGATCCGAACTGAGCCAGCTTTGACAGCGCCTGACCCGAAGATACACGCTTCTAAAATACTTTCTTTAAGTTTCTGCTCTGCACTTGTTTCAATAAGTTGATCAAGAATGTCAGCGGCCATAGATTCGGCGGCAGCGTCAGCAATCTCCTTATACTTCTCTTTAAGATCCTCTTCCATTTCTGCCATTCGCTGCATGATCAAATCTTGATTCATGTTTGGATCCATTTTACTGGCATCCATAATCTGCTGAGTAGCAAGCTGCTTGATCTGCATCACAGCCATTGGATCAATATCGGGGACAGGGGTGGCCTCGATATTAAAGAACTGATCGCCGTGCTGGAACAGTAGGTCGATGATTCGTGAATACGCAGCCATAACCTTAGTTCTGGTCAGGCCAACAAATACTTTTGATCTAGCACCAGAATCATTAAGTCTCGCTAGAACGTCTGGCTCATACTGCCCATTGTATTGGCGCAAGTCCCTTAACCATTCATTTTCGGTTTCTCTGCGAGCGTCTTTGTACTCTTGGAATGTTGCTGAAAGGTGAGCGCCAAGAGATTGAACGGAGTGATCTTGAACACCGTCTGATTCTTTCTGCTCTTCTACTGGTTCATCAAAATTTATCATTAATAACCTGCAATCGGGTCAAGAGTCGAAAAACGTCTTCTTACAGATCGATTTTTCGGTCGAGGCATTGATGCAAGTCCATGCAGAGCTATGGCGAACGCCATAACCCTATCATCATAACACCCTGCCTGTGAATTGAAAGCCCCTTTATCATCAACGACATAGGTGCGAAGTTCGTTCAATAACTCTATGTCTGCGACACCACTTTGACCCTGTCGAATCAGTGAGGCTAGGTTGTCAATAATGAGTGGCTTGGTCTTTGAAGTTGTTAAAAAACCGCCTCGCTTGGTCGCCTTATCGGCATATGCCCCGTCCACCGAATGCTCGACAAACAGACTCGGGTAAGACAGCTCCATCAGCCGTCTTAGTGTTGTCAGGCCGTGGTTGTTTCTTTCGACTACAACGTAGGCACTGTTATATCGCTGGCCGATCTGCGATACGAGATTGCCCCAATCCCAAGGATCTATGTGACCATGCCAGCAGGCTACCTGCCTACCCTGATCGTCAAGGACTTGAGCGCAGCTATAGTCGCCGTAGGCTAGACCCTCAGCAACGTCTACTCCAATGCAGTAATTTACATTTTCCTCGGGAGGAACCCACTCCTGATAATTGCCGAAGGTTCGCCTCTCAAGATTGCCGCCTAGCATGTCGCCCTTAAAGTCTGCGGTGTAGGTATCGTTCTCGCACACAGTTAAGTGGGTAGCCTCAACAAAGCAACGTCCAGAGGTTAGGAATGCCTCCAAGGGATTCGCGGGATATTCCTGCTGAAATAAATCTGTGCCGCCTAACTCGTCAAGCTTTGCCCGTCTAAAGCAAAGCTGTGCATCATCCAAACCATAGCGTTTCGCAAGAGCATACTCCTCAGGCGTGGCTTCAAAATACGGAGAAGGCTTCCGGCGGTAGTCTGGCATCCAGAACCACGGGATGAAGGATGTCTGCCACTCAGTCTCACCTCGCAGGCTCTTCATCACCTGATCGTAAAACCAGCCGCCTGCCCCATTGGCCGTGCTTTCAAGAATTACTTCTGACCCCGTCCCTCCAACTGTCTGAAGTAGACCAGCGACTATGTCTGCGCCTTGGGGGTAGAATGCAACTTCTGATCCGTGGACGAATCGGTTTGTTTGCCCTCGACCTGTCTGGGTAGACCTCGCGGTGCCAACCCTGTAGCGCGAGTTGATCTCATCAAATACGAGAGTTGACGCAGACTGACTAAGGAGAGGCGGTTTAAAAGCCGGATGCGGCGTGTTGTCATAGAAGTACTTCACCATATTAAAGATAGCGTTAGTAGATTCGGCCAGATGAGATAGCACGAAGGCGTTTGCGTTACGGTTTTGCGTGACTTTCCAAAAGTTTCTACCCTGCGCGTAGGTAGAAATACCCGTTTGTCGGGCCTTTAGGCACAACATTCGGATGTTTCCCTGCTCCTTTAGCTGCTGTTCGAGCTTATTGTGGACAAACATTTGCGCCCCATTCAGCACAAAAGGAACCGATGTACCCTCTTTGGTGACAATTTTTAGGACATTTTTGGCATATAAAGGAAAGTTTCCCTTAAATTTTCGTGCTAGCTCTTCAATTTCCACTCTGATTTACCACCGCTCTGCACCACCAATGAAAGTGTGCATCATCTAAAGTTGACCGCATGAGGTTTGCTCGCGCACAAACTAGGCGAACATTGCCTTTTATGTAGCCTTTGGTGTTGTCAATCCGGTCTGGACTGACTGAAAGGTCTGATTCTTCTGTCGTAATGTGCATTGGAATGCCTGTTACAGCGCATATTCCGTTCTGGACTGCATATATATCTAACAAATAAGGCAGATCAATCGTCTCGCCACTAAAGTTCTTGTTCTTATGGCGTTGCTTGAGAGACGATAACCTCATCGCGAGGAAGCCTTCGGTAGAATTATTAGCTTTTTCCTTGGATTCTAAGTTCCGGCAAGAATTACATTTTCTATTAGCACGGCTGAAAGCCGATGCAGCCTTTAAAGTGCCGCATAGGGAGCATTTTCTATCAGCAACCGCCACTGCATACCCTCCGTTAAAGACTCAAACGTATTAACAGCCTTACGACTATTGGACACTGCAATCTGGTCACCCATCAAACCTTCACCTAACCCAATACATCCTTGGACATTACTGGAGTAGTTTGCGGGGTGAATCAAAATGTAGGTTCTATCTGGCACATCCTGAAGCTCCCAAGTAAATCCAAATCGCGGGGACTCTCTCCACCTTGTTAGGTAGGTTCCGGTAGGTATGCAGGATACGTTTAGGGCGTTATCAAGCCACGGACGTTCGATAGTGAACAGCTTCTTGTCGGCAATCTTAATAACCCCCAGCGTACCCTCAGGGTGGTAACAGAATCGCTGTAATACAACGTCCATCACTTGGCCTTCTCCTTTGTTTTCTTGTCCTTGTTACCAAAGATTCGATCCCAGCCGCTCTCAAATTTATCTTTGTCGGACGGGCGCTGTAGGTCACCCTTCCCGCCCAGCGTCTGCTTGTGGTCGCAGTGCTGGAATCTACTTTTTTTGCTCATTCTTATTTCCTCGCTTTAGGAAAATCCCAGATTGCGATCAATGTCCGCATTTGTCTGCTTAATCATTTCCGTTAGCAATTCTTTGCTATAGGTTTTTTCTGGGCATTCCAGACGCTCTTCAAGCTGATCCAGAAACATGTGCTGGTAATGGGTAAGCTCAGTTTGCATGTCCATTTTTTTCATGATGATTTTCTCGCTTTGTTGGTTGCGGCTCGCTGGCCTCGTTTAGGTAGATTTTTTTTAAGGCACTTGCCTGCCTTCTTGCATTTAGCTGCGTGGGTACAACTTTTACATGTCTGCATGCTACTTCCTCGATTTTGCGCCGGAACATTTCCAACGCTTTCGTGACAGGTTGTTCGGCGTATTCGGGTCGTTTTGCTTTTTCTTTGACAAGCCCTTCTTTATGCCCAGACTTCTCGCGCAGTAACTGTCACCCTTGCTGGTTCCAGCCTGCACTCTTGCCTTGCCATCTTTGGCTTTACCTGCCTGCCCATAGCTGACCTTCTTGCCACTAGCAGTTACTTTGACCTTTGCCTTACCTTTAGATGGAGTCGGCATGCATTGAACCTCTCGTATTTTCTGGACGACATTCAGGAATAACCTCCGCTTGTGTCTCTATAACAACCCGCGCACCACACGATAGAACTGGCTTACCCGTTTCAGAATAACGAACTACGGAGTCTCCAAGTATTTTGACGCTATGGCAGTAAGTGTTTTTCTTTCCCTGCTTAACAGTAATGACAGGCTCATCAGTATTGTTTTTTAGGTTAGCTTTAATTTTGTGCTGGTTAACATGGATATATGTTTTCATTTCGGCCCCCTGTAGTACCAGTC